TTTAAACTTGTTAAATTGCTTGTGAAAATACCATTGCTACCATCTATAATTTTAGTATTTGCAATTGTTGGATTAGTTGCCAAACCATATACTATGCCACGTTCAGTTACTGGTTGAGTACCTTCAGAAGTCACATTTCCACCACCAACAGCAGAAGTTTGTGCTATTGACGTTATTGTTGCTGTTGTAATTGTTGGTGCAACAGGTATTACCGCAGATGTTGTTATTTGTCTTATTTGACCATAATATTCAACTCCACTAACAATCATATATGCACGATACGTATATAAAGTGCTTGATAATAAGCCAATAATTGAAGAAGTGTAATTATTCACGCCAAGCGGTCCTACCGATGGAGATACGGGAAATAATAGCCATGTGCCTGATGTTCCCACCCTATATTGCATTGCATAGTAATCAATTGATGTATATCCAACAATACTTTCACCGCCAGTACTATTAATTGAATTTATTCCTGCAGTTCCCTGAGTTGTTGAAATTGATGGGGTAATAATCACCGTAGCAAGTGTTTTAAAACTCACCTGAGCACCATATGCAGTTCCTACACTATTAGTAGCATATGACTTGACATAATATGTTGTACCAACAACTAAACCAATCATATTACTTAAAAAAAGAACACCTACTGTATTATTACCATCAATTGTTTTATAATTTGCAATTGTTGGATTTGGACTTGTGCTCCAAACAAGACCACTTACAGTAACTGTTGCACCACCATCAGATGTTATATTACCACCACCCGTAGCTGTGATTTGGGTTATTGCTCCTACATTGCCAGTAATTATTGTTGGTTTTGTTGCTAAAAGTGATGGTACTCCTTGTCCTATCATAAACATAGTACCATCATCACCAAAATATTGAACCATTAAATTTCCTCTTATATCAAATATAGTTGTACCACCAGAATATAAATTCACACCTCTTTTATATGTAAATTTTTGTTTTGTAAACACAGTGTTTCTAATTAATAAACCGCTTCTTTTTAATATGATTGTTGCTGCCAATAATTCATCAACAAATCTTTGAAAAAAAGAATTATATTTACTAAGAAATCCATATAAATTTTCAAAAGTATAACCATTTGAGTGTAATGGATTACTTACTGGTAATAATCCTCTCTTAAGATATTGAACGTAAACGTTTAATAATGCGGGATACCAACCACCTTTAAAATCGGTTACCGTTTTTCTGGTTCTTGCATTTATCATTTTTCTTTGAATTAATTCAAGAAATTCAAGAAAAGATAAATTACTTATATCTCCAACTCCGAAAACATCATTTACTATTGGACTAAAATATGAACTAACAGCAACAAGATAATATACACTAATGACACTACCATATTTAATACCCTTTGGTAAAAATACTTCATAAGGATTCTGTTGATTAATACTATAATCGCCACCAAAACCATTAATATCTGGTGGCTCTAATGCTATGCCGTCAATTAAAAACTTAAGGTCTGATGCGTTATTTACTTTATAATTAAGTTTATAAACATATTTATTTGCTGAAACGTTAAAATATATCTTGCCCGTGTTAAAACTATCAACTCTTATTACTTCATTTCTCGCATTAATTTCATTACTACCAACTACTTTAACATATGCTACTTGAACACACGCATTTGTTGTTGTTTGATTCATTACCGCCAAATATGAAACAATTTCTGGATTTTGAATAATAATGTTATTACTTCCACCTGTTGAATTTGCTGGATCAAGAATATAATCGGCAGCAAACTGATCTGTGCCTTTTGTAAGTGCAATACCATTTACAGTTACCTGTACATCGCCACGTGGAAAACTTGGCAATGGAATTGTTGTACCTAATAAAGTCGGGTTAATGGTTGCTACAATATATTCAACAGTTATACCAGTAACTGAACGACTGCTACCCGAATAAATAAAAGTTGCCTGAATAACATCTCTACGATTTCCTGAATTAATAGCAAAATTATTATTATTTAAATTAATTACATTGCCATTGGTAATATAATAATCAATTTCATCCGTATTTGGATTTGTTATAATGTTATTACCATCATACATATCTCTTGTGGCTAACAAAATACCGTTATAACGAACCTCCAGTTTGCCCATAATTTCATCTGGTGCAAATGGGAGCGTAAATTGTGTTGCAGGTGAACTATATCCTAATGATATATTTACATATGAAAATGGAAGTGTATAACCAGTTGAATTAGCTGGAAAGTCTGTATTTTTTATGTAATCAAAAACATCATATTCAATACCACGTGCAGTATCCAATGCAATGTCCACTTCTTTTGTGTTTATAACTAATTTACTGTCTTCTTGATGATATTGTGGTGTGCTGTAATGAATTCTTGTGGTTGAACCAGCTTCTGTCCACGATTTTTTATTATCAACATTCTGTTTTAAATTAAACCCAACTTTACGAAATATATTTAAATATGCCTGACCAGCATCTGTATCACCAGAAATTTGAAAGAAAAAGTCACTGGTTTCTAATGGTGCTTTAGGATAACCATCACTATCATAGGGTAATGAATTTGTGGGAAAATCAGAAAGTTTAAATGATACTGTATTTGGGTCTATTTTACCATCAACAGTGTAAACATATTCGGTGATGTTGATAAATGGTTCTGGTATACCAATTAAAAGAAACATTGATTTTATGGCTTCTCTCGTACCCTTTGACTTCCAAAAATAACTAGTGTTCATTATTGTTCTTCTCCAGAGTTCAATATCAATTTCTGCTGGCATTAAATCAGTCTCAAGATTTCTTTCTGTATCATCAAGAGTAAGAAAACTATTCATTAATTCAGTTTCATTTACTAATGAAAAATAATTCCATCCAAATGTTCTTGACATGTTCTTTATTAGCTGATCGGGTACATTATTAATCTTATCATATGAAACACGATTAATATTAACCAATGAATCAATAAATTGCTTTATTTGATCAAATTCTCTACCATATAATCTTAATAGTTTAGTCATTTTACCGTCTTCTGTAAGATCATATGTTTTAATAGATGCTGGTGTTAAAAATCTTGCAATTAAATCTGTCTTAATTGCATCATACTTACTACCAATTGCAAGAACAATATTTAAAAAGTTGCTATATTTTGGTGTATTAATATCTATATTGTAATTATCACTTGTCACCCATAAAATAGATGTGTTTGAATACGAAATAGTTCCATTATCAAGTAATGTTGGGTCTTTTAACGTAAATTTAAATCCACTCGTGTTACCACTTACTCTTTGTGAAACGATATATTTTTCATAATCATTTAATAATGATCTAAAATCTTCAAAAATTATATTGTTTGGTTTAATATGAAAATCAATACTACCTGTTGAACCATTACCAATCGTTGGAAACGGATTACCAATCGTTTGAACTATTATATTTTTATAATTAGCTGCTGTAGGGACATTGCCAGTATAACCAGTATATCCAATAATTGTATATGAATTACCAGTTAAATTAATTGAAGACCAAAGAACATATTTATCATATGAAAGATTTAAGTTTTTGATTATGTTATTGTCAGGATTACTTACATTGCCATAATTAATTGCCAAACCAAATGTATTAACAGTACAACCTGTTGGTATTCTAAAGGTTGAAATGTTTGTAATCGGGTCATAATGAAAATTAGTAAATGTAATTACACCTGTATGTTTAAGCTGCGAATTCATGAATAAACTAGCTGGATATGCAGTAATGATGTTCTGTATCGATACTCTTAAGAATTCATATGCTGAACCAAATCTTACAAAGGTATTTAAGTCGGATTTATCAAGATTTAATACGGCATTTGTATTATACTGATGAATAACATCTGATTGTGTTTGTGTTAATCCCATTGTTTCCAATGTGACTGGACGTACAAACGAACTTAAAGTATTTGAATAGTCTTTGGGCACTCTGCCTTCAAAATTTGACGTAACGGTAAAACTACCAAAAGAGAATATAGTTTCAGAAGTAACATTATTGAAATAATTACCGTTTAGATTTTGGTCAAGACCTGTATTTACTACTTTTACTTTTGCCACAAATTTATATTTTAATATAAATACAAGAAAAAAAAATCCCAATACATATCATTGAGATTTTATAAAATTTATTAAAGGATATTATTTATAATTATTTAAATATTGAGTACATGTTTTAATTATCATATTACCAATTCTAATTCTAACGTCTTAATTAATTCTAACATTTCATTTAATTTCTCTTCAACATTCTCATTATATGCAATTCGTATTAACTTCATATCATTTGCTTTGGCAAATTCGGTTTTAATCCTATCCCTTTTCTGTTGCAAAATAAATGATTTCATTCCTCCGAAATAATCAATTGGTTCAAAGTGCTGAATACCATCGTATTCAATTAAAATATTGTATTCTGGTAAATAGAAATCAAACGATAAACGAATTAAATTTCTACATTCTTTAAAAGATTTTTCTCTAACATAATTAAAATTATTAATTTCTAAAAAGTTTCTTATTTTTCTTTCACCTATAGATTCGCTACATTTAGGACAACCACATCCATTTAAATGATCAAATGGCCTTTGTTTAAATTCGCCATGTTTAGGACAAATTATAGTGACTTTGATTCTTGCGCCACGATATATTGTTTTGGAATAATCATATTCATTGTTATGTTTTTTACTAACTCTTTCAATAAATTCATTTTGACTTAAAGATATACCTTTAATTGTGTTCTCCATACCGCATTTAGGACAACCTTGACCGCTTGAATGAGAATTTGCTATTTGTTCAAAAACGCCATGTTTAGAACATATTATTTTAACATTTAATTTACTATTTTTATAGTCAACCAGAGAATAATCATATTTATTATTGTGAATTAAATTTGCTTTTTCAATAAAATTTTTAGTTGTTCCTCTATGAAAATTTGCTCCACTAATTAACGCACATTTGGGACAACCATGACCATTTAAATGTATATTAGAGGTTTGTTTAAAATCGCCATGTATTGGACAAGTTATTAATCCACCGATTTTACCATGAACGTAGTTAAATTTATCATAAATATATTTATTTCCGTGTATTCTATTCGCATCATTAATAAATTCCTCTATTGATTTTGTCCTTTTAATAATCCTATTTTCAATACTACATTTGAAACACCCACTACCATTTAGATGATCATATAACCTTTGCTCAAATTCACCGTGTTCACGGCAAATTATTTTAATTTTTGTGGTTGAATTAATATATTTAACCAACGAGTAATCATATTTATCTCTATGAACCAATTTTGCTTTTTCAATAAACTCAATGGTACTTAATTTTTTTTCCATAATTATAATTTAAATTTTTGTAATTGAATCAAAGCTTTGAGTTTCATCGATATTAGTCCTTTGTTCTTTTATCGTAAATAAAGGCACATTGGTCACATCATCCTTAATTTCATAAAGATTATCTTGTCTCATAATAACTCTATTTTCGTCATAATAAGTTAATATACCATTTTGCACATCCTTAATTTGCTCCCCTGCCACATAATTAGTTAAGGTATTAATATCATTCTGAACCAATTCTACCTCTAAAACTAATGGCGAAAAATACGTGTTCGAAATTAAAATAATACCGCCTGTATTACCAATAAAGGGAAGCACATTAGGTTTTACGTCTGAAGAAGAACTTGGAGTAAGTTGTAAGAACATTAACGTGCCTGAGTCATCAAAACGATATCTAACAGCTTTTTGAGAAGTGTTACCCACGTTTTCACTAACAGGAACAACTTTATTTGCAGTAACAACATATCGTACAGTATTTCTTAATTTAGTGCCATCTGAATTAAGATATTCAATTTTAAAGCCTTGTAATGCATTATTTGCTTTTAAATTTTCAGGCAATTGTGTTGTACTTAAATCAATTACAATACCATTAATTGTTGGTAATGCTGATAATACACCACAGTCTACGATTGTTGATAATATTAGTTTTGGTTTTATATAAATTGTGTAAATACCTAATTGATTAAATATTGATGCTGGTAGTCTTAAATTATAAAGTCCTTCTAATATATTAGTATTTTCAGCTAAACTTGGAGTACTAACAGGTATTGCATTCGGGTCAGTTGCTGGTAAATAAACATACGATAATAATTCAATTGAATTTAATTTAATAATATCCGTATTATTAGTTTGTCTGTTGGGTGTATAATTGTAATACATGTCAATATCTTCAATATTAACGTCTGATGCCCTATTTACTCCAAATATCCCTGTCGCCATGTTATGTGTTTTTTATTATATTAAAAAAACTGCCAGCAGCGTATGTTTCAAGATCAACTAATTTTTTTATATATTCTAATCTATAATTTCCATCAAATGCCGACAATTCTTGTCTTACTATAAATACGTCATTACTAATATTTGGATTACTTATAATATTTTCTTTATTTGGATCTTTATATATTGGTTTATTAATAAAATTCGGATTGGCATACCCTTGACTTGTAAAATTAAATGTTGAACCTGAAGTAGTACCTGTCATTAAATCAACGTATTTTATACCACCCAAATAATAAACAAGGAATACGTTTGGTATGGAGACATTAACATCCACACCATCAACACCATATGTGCCACCAGTAAAATATTGCTGACTAAATATATTTGTTACGGTATATTTTCTAAGTTCTAATAATCTACTTGTGCATTCGCCAGTAACAACATATGGAATATATGTTATTGTTGTACCAGTAACACCGCTAAGGGGATATGCTTCAAAAAAACCTAAATTTTTTGTTTCTTGATTTAATAATATTTTAAAATTATATGTAGTACCAGTATTAGGAATAATTACTCGACATGTTCCAGTACAACCAGTTGTAGTACCAGTCGTCATTATTCGAAGTACCGTTTTCTTTATAAACTCCATTATGTTGTTGATTTACGTAAGAAAATTGTAATATCTTTTTCGGGGAATTTTATTTCAAACATTGAATCTGCTGTTGAATATATTGTATTATTAATTATAGTAATTTCACCAGTATTTGGATCAACTGCTTGTGAAACAACATTGTTTGAGTATTGACCACCAACTCTATTAAAAACCTTAATTGCTATTACGTTAATAACTCCATTTGCACTAAGTATTTCTCTTTGAAGTCTACCAAGAAATATATCCTGATTCATTTCATAATTATTAATGTCTAAATAATTTCTAACAAGAGTAATAATACTATTTGCAATCTGATTGTCAGCTATGTTATCAACATATACGTCAACTTCAAATGCGAGATTGAATATTTTACCATCTTTTACTTCAATATAATCATTTATCATCCTGAACTGAGTGAGATATTCAGTAATATTTTCTTTTAAAAGTGTATTACTTGAATTTGATAATTTACCGTCTGCACCTATGTCGAGAATTGAAATAACAACTTTGTTATTTAATTTGAAAGCATTGGCACGAAAAGGTGAACCAAACTTCCCGGGCATCTTATACATTTGCAACAAATAATCACTTAATGTTACATCTCTGAATTGACTTGAAAAATTATATTTAATTAATTGTCTTATTTGTTCTACACTTAATCCATCATTTCCACCAATAGCTGGAATTGGATTATTTACCGCCAAACTTCTCTGTACAGTTTGATTATAATCCTGACGTGAACCTTGTACCGTTAAATTATAACCACCAAGTTGTGTTAATGTACCTGAACCCACGTTTGAATTACTTCCACCGCCTGTTCTATATTGTATGAACAGCGTATAATTTGCCAATAATTTTTCTCCAAGAGCAGTATTGTTTAAAAAGTTTTCAAGAAAATAACGATTGCTAACACCTTCTTTTAAGAAACCTTCTTTAAATGCATTTACATCAGCATCACCAGAACCAAATATAATTTTACAATAACCATTTATTGTAAATTCTTTAATGAATTTTTTTGTTACGTCAATCCAAGTAGCTGCCTGAAGATTATTTGTATTGCTATTTAATTGTGAATTATTTGGGTCTTGAATGAACACTCTTTGTTGTGCAAGAAAATCCACCTCATAATATTCTAAATCTTTTCCTATTGTGGCAAAATCACTTGCTGTGGGTGTTGACGAGTAGTTAGTCCCGGGCATCAGGTATATTGCTGTGATTTCAATCACGTCTGGGTCGGGTAATGTCACGGTAAAAAATGGCATAATATCAGTTGATGATATTATTCTTTTATATACATTTGTTGAACCATTAGTAACAACTTCTCTTTTTGTGACACTGTAATTAATAATAGTACCATTTGAATCTGTATTTGGTATAATTGAACGATTAGGGTCACCTAAATTACTTACTGCAGAATGCCAATCAATATTATCGGTAGTTTCAAAAATTTTACCGCCACCAAGTACTTGTGCACCTGCAGCTAATATAGGATAATATGAACTATCTGGACTGTCACCAAGAACGGGAATTGTAACTGTAAAATCAACTACAGTTACTGAAGGTCTTCTTGCTGGAATATTAAATCCCATATTTTTAGCTAGATTTAAAATTGATGCTCTTTGTTGCGCATATTCTAATTGAGTTTCTTGAAATGCCCTGTCTGTATTAACAGCTAAGTTATTACCAACACCAGCATTGAGGTCAATCATTATAGCACCCACACTTGAATCAGTGAAATCACTAAGTACTTCTGGGTATGTCTGTCTAATTAATGAAATTAGGTCTGTACGAATTTCTCCGAAAGTTCTACTTCCATATTGTATTACGTTTGTTGTTGTATCTACTGCCATATTTTATATTTTAAAAATTTATATCAAGAGACCCTTGTTCTGAAAAAGCATCTTCGCTAAAAGTAAATTTTATATTCACATTTAACTGATTCTCAGATATTGGTTGACCATTATCATCTCTGTTCCAATTAAATGTTACTTGATTGATGGTAAGTGCTGGTATGTATTGAGAGACTGTTGTTTTTATTTCCTGCTCAATATCGCCAGCATTTAAATTATCGTTCGGTTCGAATATATATTTTAATAAACCGCACCCATAGTCTGGCATGTAATATCTTTGACCTTTCTCTGTTAGTAAAAGTAGTAACAAGTCAGAACTAAAAGCGTCTTTAGTTACTTTACTCATCAAAAAATAACTATTTGTTGCTACGTCATCGTTAAGTGGAAAGGTAATATTATATGAAGCCATGTATAAGATTTATTATAAATACTTAAAAATATTATTTCATAATTATTCTAAATATTATTAAACAAAAAATCCCGATAATTACTTATCAGGATTTTCAAGTTTAAAATAATCTTAATTAAAAGGCTTTTGCAAAACCTTTTTTGCTTTTCTTTTCTTTTTTTTGTGCTTTTTCTTCGTCTTGTTTCTGCTTTTGAGCATCATAGAGACTCTTTATAGTACTATATTTATTTTTGAGTTCTTCAAGTTTTTCGGCTAAAAGTTTATATGAAGGTTTTTTCTCTTCAAGTTCTTTCTTAAACTTCTCTTCAAGTTCGGCAACAAATGATAACATATCACCTATGCTTAATTTTACCATGTCTTCAATGTCAACCAGTGTTACCACCTGTTGATTGATAGTGTCCTGTTCCTTAATTGCTGCCATCTGTTTTTCATATTCAGAATTAAGTTTCAGTGCTTCTTCTTCGCTGACGCTCTTAACGCCAGATTCTTGTACTCGTTTATCAATACTGTTTTGGAGTTCCTTTAAATCTTCTTCGCTTTTAAAACCACCTTTCGGTACTTTAGTATCAGCAAGTTTATTGATCTCGATTATTTTTTTTGCTGCTTCTGAGTTAAATTCACCCTTTTCTACAGAATTTTTTAAGTCATCTAAAAATGTTCCCATATTGCTAAAATTTATGTTCTCACGTTCTGCATTTCGATTGCTTCGAATTTCAAAACTTCATGAGTATCGTTATGATTTATTCTTTTTATGTATTTAATTATGCCATAGCCTATTATCGTGCCATAATCGTCACGAAGATAAACTTCTTTTATGTTAATCAATTGTTTGAAGATATCACTATCATCAGCACAATCATTTGTTCTGAATTTTAATGGAATAAGAAATTCTAATTGACGATATTCAAATCCAATCTTCTTAACGTGTAAAAATTCGGTAAGTTGCTCGATCTTATTAATAGTATTTGCATCTTCCCTGACAACTTTGATTGGAAATTCAAATGTTTTTGACTTTTCGGCAATATCCTTTACTTCATATTCGTCTTCATCAATATAACCAGTAATGTTTTCAGTCTCAGAAGTTTCAGTTTTTATAATACTTGAAACAACAGGTACTGTTCTTACCTTATTTGTTTTCTTTACCAAGTCAAGCATTTTTTCCAGTCCAACTTCAATTGGTTTGTTGTTAAAGATATGAAGTAATTCGTAATCATCATCCTTAAGCCTTCTTTCTTCGAATTCTTCAACTAATACTTCACCAATTGTCTTACCCGCATTCTTATGTTTATCATCATAGAAGCCGAAATGTTCATACCTTCTGCCATACTGATCTTTTTGACCGTATGAGCTACCATGTCTGTCGGCTGCAAGAGCCATTTGACGTGGAGTTGCATTACGTATGAACAAATCTGCTTTTTTGAGTATTTCATAATATGCTTGAACATATTTTTCGTCAGTTTTGCCAGCATAGAATTTTTCAAGGGTCTGATTCCTGTGAAGCATTCTCTGAATTTTCTTGTCGCCTTCTCTTATAACATTGGGGTCTGCTTGTGCATCCACTTCTGCTCTATAGAGTGCAATACCGATGTTAATTAAGATAGTGTGTATCTTAATATATATCCAAAAATATATTTTTCTGAAAAAATTAGACATTAACTAACACTTTCTTTTTGGTTTCCAATTCTCTTACTTCATCCTGAAGTCTTCTCTTTTCAATTTTTAAATCAGAAATTTTTCCTTTTAATTCTTCTGCTTTAATCTGAAGTCCATTATTATACTTCTCTACCAAAGTTTTAAACTCACCATATAACTCTTGGAAATAAGATTCCTGCCATCTTTTAAGCACGTCCTGATCTCTACCCAGCATTCTTTTGTTAAGAATAACTGACTTGGTGATTGCTTCAACAAGTTCATTGTTTTTTCTTTTGTCTTTTTTAACGTCACGCTTATTCAGGTTGTATTGTCCAACTCTTGTGCCAAATACCTTTTTTACTTTAGAGTGTATTTTCTTCTCTTTTTTAGCTTGTTTCTTTTCAAGCTGTTTAATTGCTTTTGATTTAACCAATTCTGTTTTCATGTTTTTAATTTAAATTACCGCTAATGTTTTAGCAACTGCTGCTTTATAAAAGTCAGCACGTTTTTTTGTAACCGTTGCCAAGTTATAATCCTCTTTAAAGTCCTCATATAGCTGTTCGCCAAGTTGTTTACGTAGATCAGCATCTAATATGAGTCTTTTGAGGTATTTCTGCCAGTATTTTCTGGCATTTTTTTCTGTCGGAATAAGAACACAGTTTTCCATGTGCTTTCCGTGTACATTATATGGTGGCATATCTGAACAAACAATTGGAAGTTTTCTTGTCCAGCATTCTACCTGTTTCAAATTCGATTTCATTCTGTTGAATGAATTGTCAGCAAGCGGTGCAATCACTATATCGGTTTCATCCAATACTTTTGCATATGCGTTTGCCTTTTCAGTCCAACGTCTACCATAATTAAATTCATTCTCATACCTGACATTTCTATCTAAATTACCAAGCCACTGAAGATAAACTGGGTTGCTTATCATGTGATGATGATCAGTTAATATGTTTTCGTATACAAGGTATACGCTTTCAACTGATTTGATGTCTCTTTGTTTCTGGTCAAATACTTTTCCCCTGTATTTTTCTCTTATTTCAGGTGGAAGTTTAGGTATCTGGTCTACATCACCCCTTGATCTGTTAATAGCTTTAACAGTCTGTGGTGTCCATAAACCTTTCTTCTGAAGTAATTCACCAAACTCCTGATTGAAAGTAATGTCAGTAGTGCTACCTTCAGTAT